GGGGGTGTGTTACGGTTGTCCCATGACAACGACCGAGGGGATGAGCACCATGAAGAAGAACACCATCAACGAGAATTGGGCACCAGGCCAGAACGCCACTAACCCATCCACCATTCCCGGGGCTAACCCGACCGGCCGCGCATACGGCCGTCGCCAAGATGCTGAGAAGTACCTGCGCCGCGTCTGGACCTGCGATCCCGAGGACTTCGAGGGCGACGTCGTCGAACAACCAGACGGCACCTTCCAAGCATTCGTTCGAGCAATCCCGCTCGACTAATCCCAACCAACGAGGGGAGCAACATCATGTCCGTCACCATCACCGACATCGTCGATCCGCGCACCGGTGGATTCATCGCCGTGTCCGACGAGATCGGCATCGCGTACCCGCTGACCCCATGCTGCAACGCGTCCGCGAAAGGCATGGACGTCGTCGTGTGCCGGGGTTGCTTCGAGGAGGTCAGCCCGATGTTCGGGATGGCCTACACCCGCGACGAGATGCCCGAGGCGTTCGGAGGTGCGTCATGACCCACACGATCTACGCGCCCTGGTCGTGGGCCTGCGACGTCGAGCCTGCGATCGGGGACTGGTGGGGCGACCTCGAGACCGGCCGCCTCGACACCAAGCCCAACCGCGCCGGCATCGCGGAGGTGATCGGGCAATTCCAGAACGATCGTCGACGCGTGCGGCGCGGAGGCGGTTACGCGATCCGGTTCGACTTGTCGTCGATCGACGCCGTGAAGTTCCTGCGCGGCGAGGCGTTGTACCGGTTCGAGTTCCAGGGCGGCAACCGGAACCCGTACGGCAACGAATCCCCGGACGGCAACCTGCGTCGAGCCGCGTGGAAGATCGTCGAGCGTTGCGACGCGATCATCGAGGCGGGTGCGTCATGATCGGCGCACCCCGCCGCATCCGGCGCGGCATGTGCGACGGCGAGATGGGCGTCTATTGGGCGTGGCCGGTCGACGGGTATTGGGACGTGCACCACGCGCCCGACGGCGTCGACCCGGACGGGTCCGAGGTCGTGAGTGAACAACACACCTCGTTCGCCGACGCCCGCGCATACGTCCGCGACGTCCTGCGTTGGGAGGTGATCGCATGACCTACCGCGACGCATCCGGCGAGATCGCGATCGAGCCGACGTGGACGGTCTGCCGCGTCTGCGGCGTCCCCACCGCGCAAGCCCCGGTCTGTTTCGACTACCGGTGTGAGGTCGAATACTTCGGCCTCGTGCATGATTGAGCCATGACACCGGACGAGGTTCGCGACCTGTTGTTGGCTGGCACCTCCGCGCGATCGAAGCAACGCCGCATCGGACCGTCGGAGATCGGTGGATGCCGGCGGCGCGTGTGGCATCGCATCCAAGGCACCACCGTCACGAACCCGGGCACGTTGCGGTTGGCGGCGAGCCTGGGGACCGCGATTCATTCGTGGATCGAGACGCACCTCGCCGGCAACGACCGGTTCATCCTCGAGACGGCGGTCGAGCGTGACGGGATTCGTGGGCACGTGGATTGCTTCGACACCGAACGCAACGAGGTCGTCGATTGGAAGACGATCAAACTGTCGGGGATTCCGTACTTCCCGAAGAAGCAACAACGGTGGCAGGTGCAGATCTACGGCTGGTTGATGTCGCAACACCGGCCGGTCGATTCGGTGTGCCTGGTGGGGATTCCTCGGGATGGCACGGATCGGGACATCGTGACGCATGTCGAGGCGTACGACGAGTCGATCGCGTCGGAGGCGTTGGCGTGGCTGGCGGATGTCGAGGCGCGGGTTGATCCGCCCCGACCGGAGATGAAGCGGGGGTTCTGCCGGGACTACTGCCCGTGGTTCGATCCGACGGAGGTTGTTGGTTGCCCGGGAATCGGCCGCTAGGCGGCCCTGTGGCGGCCGTGGGCGGGCTTTCCTCGTTGTCGAATGTGGTCGGACCCCGGCCGGGCCTGACCCGTTAGAGGGCGTCCTGGGGGTTCCCGGGGAATTCGGACATTGTGGACACGTGACCCCAATGCGAGACACCACCCCCCCGATGTGTTACCTTTGACCCATGACAACGAGGGAGGACCACATGAACACCACCACCACGCGCCCCGGCTTCACCGCCGAGATGCAGCACGGCTACAAGACCACGATGCGTTGCTGGGGCGCGAATCACCGCGACACCGCGACGATCGGAACCTGCGACGGATGCGGCGAATACGTCGCCAAGACCGACAACGGCCGCATCATCCCGGCATCACCCGGCCGTAACCTGTCGTGGGTCTACACCTGCTGGTCCGCGCCGCACGAGTGCGACCCCGATCGCGCCGCCGCCCACCAGGCCATGCACGCGACCAAGGTCGCCGACGGTGAGATGGTCAAGGGCCAGACCGTGACGGTCGTGCGCGGCCGCAAGGTCCCCAAGGGCACCACCGGCGAGATCCGTTGGATCGGCGAGGACGGGTACGGCAAGACCCGCGTCGGCATCATGACCGACGACGGGATGCAATTCACCGCCGCCTCCAACGTCGAGGTCACCGCGTAACACGATCACCCGCGAGGCCCGCATCGAACAATCGGTGCGGGCCTTTCGCGATGCTAGAATTGCCTGAGCAACGTGTCCGCCGTGATCCTGCACCTCGAACGTGGGCCGCGTCCCCCCGGGTGGCGGGACCACGCCTGCCCGGAGGAATACATGGCGACCTACAAAGCCCTCACGGGACTCGATTACGCCGGCAAGAGGGTCGAAGCCGGCGACCTCGTCGACGACATCCCCAACCGTTCCGCGACCTGGTTGTTGGACCAGGGCCTCATCGAACGCGTCGAATCCACCACAACCAGCCGTGAGCCGAAGTCTCCGAAGAAGGAGGCCTGATGCCCACATTCCGCCACGGCAAGAAGACCGCCGTCCTGTTGAACGGCACCGACATGTCGCCGTTCCTCAACGAGGCAACCACGACCCAGGAGATCGAGACCGCCGAGACCACGACGTTCTCCGACGACGACAAGACGTACATCGTCGGGTTGGCTGACGGCACCATCTCCACCTCGGGTCTGTTCGATTCCACCGCCGGCGCGTCCGACGAAGTGTTGAACGGCACCCTCGGCAACGAGGACAACACCTTCACGGTCCTACCGGAAGGCAACGTCAACGGCCGCCGGGCGATCCTCGCCAACGGGCAATTGACGTCCTACGAGATCTCGTCCCCCGTCGCCGACGTCATCGCGATCTCCGCCGAGGTGCAAGCCGACGGTGGCTTGTTGCATGGCGTGTCGTTGGCTGGCGCGGAAGTCACGTCGAGCGCGTCCGCGACCACGACCGAGGTCGACCACGGGTCCGCGACTTACTCCGGTGGCCTGTTCAACCTCCACGTCACCGACAACACGCGCGACGGCGCGACCACAATCAAGGTGCAACACTCCGCCGATAACGCCACCTACGCGGACCTCGTCACCTTCACAAGCGTCTCCGCGTCCGCCACGGATGGGGAGTCGATCACAAGCACGGGAACGGTGAACCGTTATCTCCGTACCCTGTCCACCCTGGCCGGGTCATCCGGCTCTGTCACCTACCACGTCTCAGCAGCAAGGAGATAACACATGCCCACGTTCAAGCACGGCAAGTCCGCGTACTTCGCCCTCGACGGCACCGCCGCGTCCCTCGTCGCAATCTCGGACACCCTGAACGAGATCACGATGCCCCGCGAGATCGAGACCGCCGAGACGACCACCTTCGGCAACAACGACAAGACCTACATCACCGGCCTCGCCGACGCGACGATCTCCCTGTCGGGAATGTTCGACGCGACCGTCGACACGATGATCAACGGCAACATCGCCAACCTCAAGTCCGGCTCGGTGTCCACCTTGTCGTTCGAGTACGGTCCGTCGGGTTCCACGTCCAGCCTCCCAAAGTTCACCGGCGAGGCCCTGATCACGTCGTACGAGATCGGTTCCCCGGTCGGCGACGTCGTGACCTATTCGCTGGAACTCCAGGTCACCGGCGGCGTCACCGCGACCACGTTCTAACCCGAACACAACAACAGAACCGAACGATCCACGTCCCCTTGTGGGCCAATCAAAGGAGCAACACGTGAACCTTCGCGACAAGATCCTCGCGGCAACCGACATTCCGAGCGAGGTCGTTCGCATCCCCGAATGGGATGTGGACATCCTCGTCAAGGGCATGAGCGCCGGCGACCGGCTGCATCTGCAGAAAGTGTCCTACGACCAGACCACCGGTCAGGTGCACATGGAGAAGATGTACCCCGACATCGTCGTGTCGTGTTGCTTCGACCCGGAATCGGGCGACGCTATCTTCACCGACGCTGACAAGGACGCGATCCTGTCCAAGTCGAGCGCGGCGGTGGAGAAGATCGCCGAGGTCGGGCTGCGGTTGTCCGGGTTGGGTAAGGACGCGAACGATGAAGCGGGAAAAGATTCCTCGAACACCCCGAGCGACGATTCGTCTTCGAGTTAGCGCAACGGCTGGGGAGGACGGTGGCTGAACTGTTGGAGGGCAGCCCAAGCCACCGTCCCCTCTCGTCCGAGGAACTGAGCGAATGGATCGCGTTAGAACACCTGCGGGCGTGGGAACACGATCAAGCGTCGAAGAAGGCAAGCAAAGGGAGGCGGTGACCCGTGGCAGACACAACGGTAACCGCTAGATTCCGGGCGGACACGTCCGACCTTCAGACGAAACTTGCCGCGCTGCAGACGCAGATGGCGGCGACGCAGAAGAAATTCGCGTCGACCGGTCAGGCCATGATGGGCGTCGGCAAGA